TGGCGTCAGATAGAGGGGGTCGCCGGGCTTGAAGCCATGCTTGGCATTGTGATCATTCACTCCGGTCGTGATCTGATCATCCAATTCCGACCGCCACGCGCCTTTGCCCGTTTCGGGATAGCCTTGAACCGGCCCAATCGGCGTCCGCAGCCCATGCGGCAGATAATCTCCCAGATAATTGCCTTCCGGTCGGCCAGGTGCCAACCGATCCGGATCAACTTGACCAATTGTCAGCGACGCCCCGCCGCCGTTGGGGCTGGGCGCTTCCCAGCCAGCCGGTCTGATACCATCCAGGCCATCATCCTGACCGGCGTCAGGGCTTGGTGTGGCCGCGCTCTTTCCGTCAGAGGCGTCTTGCCCCGCCGTCGACACAAGTCCGGCATCCGCCATCTGCGCCGGGGTCATGACCAGCTCCAGGCCACTATACGACGGATAATCCTCTACGCCGCCCAGCACCCCATCGGGATTCCACCGCCCAGGTGTCGCGATGTCGCTGCCGGGCCAAAGCTCCGGCCTGCGCTCCCCCGGCATCGCCGGCCGATCGCGCATCACCAAGTCATCAATCTCATCCACGGGCCGCTCTCCTAAAAAAAGCAGCAGCGCCGGTGCTGCCACCGGCGCTGCCATTGCCTCAGTTATTCGCCAGCCGGCAGGCCAACTGCGGCCTCACCGTTTTGTAACCATAAAGGACATCGATACGGCAGGGGAACTTGTCCTGCACGATGTCGTACTGGCGCACGATGCGCATCGAGACGCCGTCCAGCACTTCGCGCGCCGCAAAGTCCACGCCGCGCGGCAGAACCAGGTCCGCCGTGGCAAACGCAAAAGCCGACTTGTGATACGACATGGACAGGCCATAGGGCGTGGAGGCGGTGCCCGCCACGGTCACGGCCTTGCCGGCGCCGGCGCCCGAGATGGAGATGTTCTGCGTAGCGCCGACGACAGAAATTGGGGTGGGCGAAACCGGAATCGAAGTTGTGGAGTCCGCGGTCACCACGAACTGCTGCAACTGGCTGGTCACCGCCTTGGTTTCGGGATGGACACGGAACACGCCGGCAATGGTGAACACATCGCCCTTCTTGAACGTGCCAGTGCCGCCGGAAACCGTGATGGTCGCGGTGCCCGAGGTGATGCCGGTGGCGGTGTTGCAGACATAGGCCGCCGCGTCGCCGCGGTTCTGGGACGGCCACAGCGTGTTTTCCATGAAGTCGAAGCCCGCGGTGCGCCCCATATAGCCTTCGCGATATTGCTTGGCGATATTGGTCGAATCCTGAAACAGGCCCTTCAACGCATCCACCAGGTCGACATTGTCCTGGGTGTTGAGGTTGCAGGTCCGCTCGCCCAGGGGCGCCAGATTGTCCACCAGGATCTTGCGCGAATTCAGCACCTTGTTGAAGGTGATGGCCGCGCCGGTGTTGCTCACCTGGTTGTAGACATCGTTGACCATGTTCATGGCATCGACCTCGATGGCCGCCGCCAGGACCGACATGGCCGGTTCCAGCACGCGGTCGGCAAAGTCGTCCAGGCTCAGGGTCAGCTCGTTGGACGAGAAATTCACGTCCACGCCTTTCTGGGTGCCGACCTGCAGGCTCACCGTTTGCTCGGTGGTGTCCTGCGGCGCCAGCGTCGCGCCGTTGCGCACGGTATACTGGTTGGGCAACCGGATCTTCAGCGTGTCGCCGATCTTGGCGCCGTCCTTGGCAAAACTGTCGTCATAGTCGCGATTGATCGAACCGACAAAGTTCATCTTCTGGTGCAGGATCATCAACGCCTTGCGCGTCACCTGCGTGGGGGTAAGCAATGTATTGGCCATTGGGTTCCTTTAGAAAATTGGGGTTAGCGTCTGCGCATCCGCTCGCGCTCGCGCTTGGCCCATTCGTCGGCGCTTAGCGCGTCGCCGCTGGGATCGGTGGTCCGGCGCGATGCCGTGCCTCCGCCCCCGCCGACGCGTGTCACCGGACGGGCCGCCAACGCGGCATCGAATGTCTGCTTTTTCTGTTTCTGCCTTTCGGCTTCGTCGAACAGGTGCGCCTTGTGCAGAAGCTTGACGAAAGCCGGATTATGGAGTGTCGCCTGGGTCATCTCCGGACGGGAAAGACCCTGGGCGGTGCCATACTGCGTCAGCTTTGCGTCAAGCTCCGGCGACCAGTCCGCGATAAGCCGCGGAAGATGCGCGCTGACCTCGTCCATGCGCCTGGCGGTCGCCCGCTGCGAATGGGAGGCATGCTCCTTTTCCTTCTCGGTCCAGGCGCGGGCCGCGCGGTCCCGCAAATGTTTGATCCGTGCCCGATGCTGCCACAGCTGCTGGGCGCGCGCCGGATCCTTTTCCTGAAGCCCACGCCAGTCGATCTGATCGAACTGGGCAAGCTGGTCGTTCAGCGCCACCACCCGCGCTGCATCCAGCATATGGGCGCGCGCGCTGTCTATGCGGCCATGATGCGCCATCGTCTCGGCTTCCAGCGCCTTGCGCGCCTTCGCCACATCCTGCGTCTTGCGGGTATAATCGGCCTGGCGCAACAGTGCGTCTTTCAGCTCCGGCGGCAGGCGATAACTCTTGCCCTCATACTCGACCTCCACCTCGTCCGGCGCACTGGCCTCGATCTCGTCATCTTGCAATAGGATATCGTTCGCGGCCTCTTCGGCCCCGTTCTCGATGGTCATGCTTGTTCCTTTATAGGTTAGAGACGCGCGAGCTGACTCAACCCGCGCGGCGTCGAACGCGGTCGGCGAAAATCAGGGTGATGTTTTGCAAACCCGGCCGAAGTGCATCAGCCGCACTTTTTTGAGACTGGCCGCAACGGAAAACCCTCTTGCATCAGGAACAGCTCGGCGGGAGCAGGTCCATCGCCCACATAGGACGGCGGCAGGAGATTGATACTAAAATCCTTCTCCACTTGAATTTTGCCCTTCCGGTCAGAGCTCACCAATATGACAGGCCAGTCATACTTGCGGGGAAGATCTGGTATATCGTAGAGATACTCACACCCGCTGCCGGTAAGACGAACGACCCAATTGAGGTTGCCACTGGGATATCGGAACTGGAAAAGCCCGTTTGGCGCCACCGTTGCAACGTCACCTCCTGTATTCACCCCCATTGCTTCACCTGTGTTGTTGAACAACGTCACTGGCAACCAGATAGTACAGGAGGCAAGAACGGTTGGCGGAAGCAACAACCCAAAAAACAAGACGAACTTTTTCAAAACCGCCTCATTCCAGCTATGGCTTCGGCGCACTGGCGCATTTCCGCGAGACGGGGCGCAGCGGGAAAGTCTCCTGCTTCAGAATCATGTCCGCGGAAGCAGGCGTGTCCCCCTTATAGGACGCCGGCAAAAGATTGATGCTGAAGTCATTTTCCGCTTGGATTTGAATGCCTCGCAAAAGCGTTCGATCAATATAATAATCGCCAAGCTTGGCGGAAAAGTCATAAAGATATTCACACCCACCGCCGGATAGGCGAAATACCTCGTCCCTCGTAGGAAAGTCGAACCGGTCAGAACGCCCCCCGGCAATTATGTCTTTGTCCCGCCCCGAACGCACTTCTATCGTCTCTCCCGTATTGTTGAACACGGTTAGGTAAGATGGCGGGGGGCAAGCGGTCAGCAGAAACGGCGCGAACATCAGCACAAGGAACAAACCGGGCCGTTTCATGCCAACCTCATTTGGGCCAGGGCGCCGGCGGATGATCCAGCGGGCCGACTTCGTTCCAATTGTGTTGTCCATGCCAGCTTCCGTCAATCAACACGCCCGCCAGGCCTCCCAAAATATTGGACGGGAGATATAGCGGCCCCAACTGCTCTCCCTGATACGTATGCTGCTCCTCATGTTGCCCAACAGTGGTTGGGTCTCCGCGAGGGTGGTCGGTCGGCTGACCATTTATCACTTCCACATTGCCCAGCGTGATCGCCCCGACACCTCCGAACGGATTATCAGTAAACTGCACCGAATTATTTCCGGTTGTGACGCCTGGCGCATTCTGTTGCAAACCAAGCCACTTGCTGGGCCATCCCGCCAAATACCCCAATCCGCCATATCCCAGACCGATAACACTGTTGGGCAGATTCCAGATCTTGCCCGCGACACTACCGCGATCCTCACCGCCTTTGTCGAGTGGATTCTGCCGGGAGAGCGGATCATCACCCGCTACGATCCCACTGCGCAGCGTCGGCCCTGAAAATTTGTCACCGCCGAGGTCAGCAGGACTATTGTCTTGCGCCACTAGCGACCTAGGTCCGGAATCCTGAATTGGCTGGTTGCCCTTGTGCCCCAGGCCTTCAATCCCCGCAATCTCCGCCGGCGACAGGAACAACTCCAGTCCGCTGCCAGAAAAGGGCTCATCCAGACCATCCAGCAATCCGCCACGCGTCCGGGATGGCCGCTGCACCATTCTATCCATGAAATTCTCCGATTGTTCTCCGCCTGGACAGGCTCACCGTCACCGGCGCGGCGTCACGCGCGGCCAACCGGCAATTCAGCGTCGGATTGGAGCGTCGGCGTAATGCACCGAGATCGTGATATCGCCGCAACATTTGACGACCTGAAAGATGACTTCGGACTCTGGGAAATGACGGACTTCCAGCCGGCGGTCACCCACCCAGCGCATTTGAACCTGTGCCGTGTCGACCGATTTGTCATCCAACGTCAGAATATCGATGGGCTTGTCGCCGGTGTTTGACCGAAACAGATGTACATAGGTCAGCAAACCGGCCGTCCCGGGTCCACCGAACTGCTCGATCTCCATCCTCGCCGTCCAGGTGCCGTCGGGGGATTTGACCTCTTCCTTCTGGATGATCTTCGAATCCTTGCATCCCGACAGGACAAAACCCAGCCCGACCAGAAGGCATGCTCTCGCAAATGCCTCAGCGCGCCGGACGAACCCAGCCGCCCCGGTAGTCGTTAAAACCCTTTGTGATATTTCGGACATTACCGGCTGGAATAGACTTGTAAGTCTGATCCATTGCTTTGTCCTTGGGATATTTGCTGAACAATTTTCCATAGAGATTGGCCAGGTCAAGAACGTCCCCCAGATCGGCGCCTCGGGCAGCGTTATAAACGCCATAGGCGTAATTTGCATATGCGGGAGAGCCGCCATATCTCACCTGGGCATCCAAAGGTCCGCCCCGGTGAAAGGCGAGCTGCTGGCCCAAATTGTACATCATCCCGCTGGCCTGAAAATCACCGGTCGGATCGTGCGGATCGGACAGCAACTGTCCGGCCATTTCGCCCAGCTTTGCATACGTTGCCGGATCGGGAGCATCTCCCCTTGGCATCCGATCGCGCTCCAGAGCGGGCGCCTTCGCATACGGGTCTGTTTGTGGAACTGAACCCGGATCGATGTCGTCCAGATCATCGCCCCAGCCAAGGGGCTTTCTCGGCATACTGACCATCTGTCACTCCAATTTGCTCAACCGCGCCCCACGGGCGCCCGCGCCGCCTCGCCCACGGCCTTCAACCGCTCGGTTGCGGCCTTGAACGCATCGATCTGCAGCTTCTGGTTCTCGATTGCCCGGTCTTGCTGCAAGGCGTTCAACTGCTGCCCCAGCACAGCCGCCTTCTGCTGCAACCCGCCGATCGTCGCCACCGCTTGCTGCGCCGCCTGGCGCACCACCGGATGCTGTAACGGGTTGGCCGGCTGCCCCTCGGCCGCCAGCAATTGCGGCGGGAGCAGCGCATGCAGCCGCCGCGCCACTTCATCGGCATCCGGCCAATCCAGATTCTTGGCCAGCAGATCGCCCAAAACCGGCGCCGCCGGCGGATAGGCCTGGATCATCTTCAATATCTGGTCGGCCGTCTCTTCCCGCCGCGAGGCATAGCTCGGCCCCGTCTCCACCGTCAGGTCATACTTGCCGCGCGCCAGGTCGCAGATTCGCGTCAGCGGCAACCCTGCCTCATCCGTCTGAGACCGCCCATCCGGCCCCTTCACCACCAAGGGCTGGCCCAATTGCACGGCCGAAGCCTTGTTGTCCCGCCCCAGCACTCGGATCATCCGCGCCCCGGAATACACCGTGGGGATCAGGTCGATCAGGATGCGCCCGCCATGCTCGATGGCGCGTGACAGATTGTCGATGAAATGGAAGTTGGAGGTATCCCCCTCCTTCTGCCGCGCAATGATCGCTCGCCCCGACGTCTCATTGCCCGCCGCCCCCAGCGAGGCGTCATAGATTCCCAGGATCGCCTTCATGTCGTCCTGGGCGTTCAACGCCTCCTGGATCGCCCCGATGGCGCGGCTGCCGTCCATCGGCTGGCGCATCGGCGGCGTCTCGCCGTCATATTCGATAAAGGCGTGGTTCTGGCTGTTCACCGTCGCCCATTTGCGCGCATCGCTCTTGAACGTCCCCTTGCGCCCGATGAACGGCACGCGCGGCGCCAGCGCCGTCAATTCGGTCGAGGCCGTGCGCCAGTAATTCAGCATCCGCTGCGCATCCTTGGCGTCGCGGATCAGCGAGCGGAAATGCCGCTTGCCCTCCACATTCACTTCATCGCCATAGACCGGCACGATGGGAATGTACTTGCCCACCCAGTCATTGACCTCCAGCACTTCGGCGCCCGTCAGGACCGTTTGCGTCACCCGGTGGCCCACGGCCATCCGCTCGCCCATCACGCTGACGCCTTGCGCATCCAGCTGCGCCTTCTGCTTGGCATAAACCTCGGCATCCAGCACCGAGCCATCCGACAGCGCCACAATGGCCCGCTTCACCCGCTCGCGCCGCCACCACTCCGCCACCAGCACGCTCTTGTCCTGCGCCCAGGGCGTCGGCAGCTTCTCATAGCCCGAGCCTGCCCAGTTGACCGCCTCCGCGCCTTTATACTTGGCGCGGAACGCGTCCAGCGACAGCACCTCGGTGACGAAACACGTATTCCAGTCCGAAGAGTCGCTGGCCGTCGAAAGAGGGTCGCCATAGACACTGAACGGATTGACGATCCGCTCCACCCGCAAGTCCAGGTCAAAACTGTCCTCGTCGGCGAAATCCGTCCCGATCCGAAAATAACCAAAGCCATTGGAAACCGCGCAGTCCACCGCCGTGTCATAAGCGACATCGGCCTTGGACGTCTGCTCGATATTGCGGATCAACCCATTATAGATTTCCGCGATCTCAGGATCAGCCTCGCTGTCGACCGGATGCACGTGGATGCCTGGCCGGTTCTGCCGCGCCTCATTCACCACCTGGCGGATAAAGGCCGGCTGGCGGTTGATGGTCAGGCACGGCCGCCCGTCCTTGATGCGCTGCTGGCGTACGCTTTCCGGCCACTGCTCCCCCAGCTTGGCAAAACGCAGGTCATCCAGCGCCGCCGCCCGGTTCTCGCTTTCGGCTTCTTCACAAAGCGCAAAAGCGTCGCGTGCTTCGGCGAGTAGTTGCTCGTCGGTCATTGTTACCCTGTCTTGGCTCGGTTAGCCTGCCCGTGTCTGGGAGGCGATGATGCAGGAAATGGAATTGACCTGGGGTCAGGTCATCCGGATTTGGTGGGCCGCGTTCTGGCGGTGGTTTGTGCTAAGCAATCTGATTATCGGAGCCATCGTTGGCATTATCGCGATCGGCCTATGGGCCGTTGGTATCCGATTCGTCCCATTGTCACCTTGGGCAATGAACGTGGTTTATATACTGGCCATTCCCCCGGGGTTTATGGCGCTTCGGCTCGCTCTTAAGGCGCCGTATAGAGGGTTTCGTGTCGTGATTGTTGCCGCGGCAGAAGAGCCGTAGTCATGAACCTTAAAACCCTGATCTTTCCAGCCATGAATTGCCTGATTTGGGGCTGCATAGCCTGGCTCGGATTCAACGGCGAAAAAGGCGTTGAAGCGCGAATGGGCGGGGTCAGCCTGGCTCAGGTCTATCCACCCATTCTCGACCGCCTCGGCCCGTTCCTTCCTCGCCTCGCGCTATGGCGCTCGGCTCGGCCCGGCCGCTCGCCCAAGCTCGCGGCGTTCGTCGCTCGAAATGATCCACTGGATCATTTCGTTCGCCGCGCTTAGGCGCGGCGAAACGCTCCTCACCCCATCCACCCACCTTCAACCGCCTCAGCCCGTTCCTCCGCCTTAGCCCGCTCCGGCTCCTCATAGGCCAGGCACATCAGTCCAAAAGCATCCGCCGCATGGCTTGACCAGTCATGCTCCGGCCCCAACCCGACACTGCGCGTCTCATCCTTCTTCTCGTGATACCAGCCCAGCGCTTCGCGGCCCGCCTCAGTGGTCGCCTCATTGAACCAAACGCGCGGGAACAGCCGCCGCGCGGATTCGATCCGCATCATCGCCGCCCCCTTGCCCTGGTTCTTGATCACCTGCACCTCAAAACCAGCGTCCCGTACATGATCCTCATACCTCTTGCCCGTGATCGAATTCTCCGCCACCCCGTCGTGCGGCAGCACACACAGCGCCTCGCCCCAGCCGCGTGACCTGAGCTCCTTCACATAATAGGCCAGCACCTGGCCCACTCCTTCGATGTAATCCAGCACCCGGATCTCGCGGTCCACAAACTGGGCGACCCAGATCGCCATCGCATCCGCCGATGCACCACTGCCGCCAATGTCGAAAAACGTCCGCACCGGCAACAACGGATCGGCCGCCAGCCGGCAGATGCGCCGCTGCTCCTTGGCTTCCGCCAAAGCCCGCGCGAAATAGGCGCCGTCCAGCGCCCGGGCGTACCCGCCTTCCCACACATGTTCGTATCGGTCGGGATAAAGCTTCAGGTCGGTCAGCCGCTCCTCCTCCA